CCCAACTATTGCAATGTCACAGAAATCTCGTATCCAGATTGGAGTCGGTGCCGCTGTGGCATTATACTCGTGTTATAAAGTGTACACATGGTACACCTCTAAGCCAACGTATGTGGATCCTGTTGTTAAGAAAGTTGTGGGTGCTAAGCCACAATTAACAGCAGAAGAATACCTAGTAGAACCAACTGCTCTAGGTATTGCTCTTGGGCAACAAACAGTTGCTAGCCGAATTAATCGGGCTACCACCTCAATTCCTGCCGTCAATAAGGACGAACAGCGTGGTCTTCCTACACGCAATCGAGCTAACTATGCTAAATCTGTCTTGATGCAAGTTAAAGCAAAGTTCGGTACCCCAACCTTAAGTGACGCGAACATCAAGGCTGTGACACGATATGCGGAACGCATTATGGTTTCACATAAGCTACGATGGACACATATAGCGGAGAACATTCCGTATGTGGTTCACTTGACGTTTATTCCAAGTGAAGAGGAAATGAGAGTGAAGACGTGCATCCAAACTGGATACTTCAAAGCAGTTAACGCTGGTAAGTTCGATACCGCATGGCATCGAACTGCCAATGTGATGCGGAAGTATCTCAGCTGAGAATGCCGTGCCAAGGTGGAAAAGTGCGGGGTTCGCACATTGGAGTCAGTATCGCACTCCCCCAGCCAGTCTACGTGGTTGGTGTTGAAGAATGAGGACCCGAATTACGCACAGTTGGCCATCCACTGGAGGCAAGAGGCAGTGAAAGAACGTAGAGCTTACGTGGTGGAAGGAGTTGCTCCAGATGGACGCACCCTCACCACGAATAGTGCTGATTGTATGACAACAGCAGCGGCGATATTAGAAAGAATGATTTACGCAAAGGTAAACGGAAAGCTGCTGAGAAGACAAGGAGAGTCTTATGATTATTACAATAACATTTTAGGAACATTCAAAGATAAGATTGTTAAAGCTATGGGAGGTAGAGCCACCCCTGTTAGTCCACAAGAGTTTGTGGATATGTACAAGGGTCGTAAGCGGACCATTTATGACAACCATCTCGACGAATACATTTCAAGTGGCGTTAAGAAATGCCATGCATTGTTCAAGACCTTTATGAAGGTCGAAAAAGTACCTGGGAACAAAAGTCCCAGGACCATCCAACCACGTAGTCCAACATACAATATTGGGCTAGGTAGGTTTTTGAAACCTAATGAGAAACCGATTTTTCGGGCTATCGCTAAGGTTTTCAATCAGCGTTACACTGTGTTTAAAGGATTGAATGCAAACGATATGGGCAAAGAGCTACGTATCGTCTGGGATAAATACTCTAAACCGGTCGCAGTTGGATTGGACGCATCAAGATTTGATGCATCGGTGGATCGAGGATTGTTGGAATGGGAACATTCGTTATATAACATCCTGTTCACCAATAAAGAATTGAAACGGTTACTCTCGTATCAATTGGACAATGTAGGAGCAGCTTATTGTGCTGATGGAAAAATTAAATATAAAGTTAGTGGGGGCAGAGGTTCAGGGGATATGAACACTAGTCTCGGCAATTCTTTGATTATGTGTGCCATAGTGTGGACTTGGTTGCATAAGAAAGGTGTTAAAGCAAGTTTGGTTAATAATGGCGATGATTGTGTTGTCGTTATGGAATCAACGAGTTATGATGAATTTTCATCAGGCTTTGATGCATTCTGTAAGCAATTGGGTTTCACTATGGTGGTAGAACAACCAGTAATGGAATTCGAAAACATCGAATTCTGCCAAACTCACCCTGTGTTGATCGGGGGTCAATGGAGGATGGTAAGGAATATAGACACTGCTCGTGAGAAGGACAGTATGTGTTTGTTTCCTCTGGATAGCAAGCGCGCAGCTCAAGCATGGATGTATGCTGTTGGTGAGTGCGGGTTAGCTCTATGTTCAGGAGTACCAATCATGCAAGAAATGTATCTTGCATATATGAGACACGGAAGAAAATCAAAGATGAGCGAGGCAGTGTTCATGCAGTCAGGGTCGAGGATGATGGCTGGGAATATGGAAAGCAAGCAAAAAGAAGTTGACGCGGATGCACGTGTTTCATTCTTTTTGGCTTTCGGATATACACCCGATGAACAAATAGCAATGGAAGAATATTATAAGAACTGGCAGTTTGAGTTCCAGTTACGCCCCAGTGCATTACTAACAGATATAGAATCAAGCCCTTTGTAATGTATGGAAATTATTGTGGACCGTGGTGGTCCGATGGAAAGATGCAGAGTAGTGTGGTTGGCACCACCGAACCGATTGATGACTTCGACATTACATGTCGTGATCATGATTCTGTTTATGCCACAGCCGGTGATTTAAAACAGGCTGATAGACAGTTTTATGAACAAAACATAGGTAAAGGCGTTATGCGTAGCGCTGCTGCAATCGCCGTTGGATTACAAGGGTACTTACGACCCAACGCAATTTCCCAAGATAGCAAACAATTAGAAAATATAAACAAAATGAGTTTAAGAGGATCAAATCAGCGATCCAAGCAAAAATCACAAAACCAAGCAAGCGTGGTAACG